TTCTTCGAATACGTCCCCTTCGGTCGGTATTTCCCATAAAAATTCGAGACCGCCTCTAAATGTTGCTATTTCTAGCCTTGTTTCAGTTTTTTGATAAATATGCGGGTCCGGACACACAAATTCTAATAATGCACGTTGGAAACCTGGATTATAATTTTTCTTATCCGGTTTCATGGTAGGAGCGCTTAATAGGTAAGCGGTTAGATAATATTCGTTGCCGATTGAATCTTTAAAGTCGAATCGTATTGGGTTTTTCAATGGAGAAAAAACAGAATACATTCTCGCGCGTCTACTATCCATATCTTGTTCCGTACTATCATTTCTACGAAGTTGTAACTCGAAAGCCAATTCGCGCTCTTCTAAAATCGTATTTTGATATAATGAACCACCGCTAGCCCGTTGTGTTCTATTCACTTTAGCTTCTAATCCGCTCAAGTCGAACCCATTAACAATCCTGTTTTCTTTATCGAAATAGAATTGTTCTCCTTGCGAATTAGTTGCAATTATACTAGTTATCATATATTAACCTCCTTTTTAAAAAGCGAAAGTTTGCTTTCTTAATTGTCTAGCAATTTCTATTTCTTCTCGACTACTTCGAACTGTAATATTATTAACTTGTGTCGGTGTGTTATTAGTAGTATTACTAGCACTTAATCCCGTTGTTCCTAAAGTCCCTGAAGTTAATCCGGCTGTATTAACATTCAAACCGTTGAATCCTCCTAGCAAGTTTCCGCTAGCGTTTAAAGCCTCTGCTAATAAGCTATCAGTAGTACCCGTTACGGCATTTAAAACATCCCCCGCGCTATCCTCTAGACCGATAGTCCACCCCGCGTTGATATCTTCACCAATACCTTTAAACACTCGAGAAGGTGAGAATATTTGCAACGCGCCTTTTACTCTATCAACCATGCCTGATGCTATATCCCCGACTACCGCTAATACGTCAATACTTCTGATACCGTTAATTAGTCCATTGATAATATCTTTACCAAACTGAATGAATTGAGAAGGTAGGTTTCTAAAAGCATTTAATATATTTGTCGCGATATTTCCGAAAGAAGTTGTAACATTCGTTGCAAATGTGCTTACTGTGTTTATTACGCCACTAGCTAGATTACTAAAGAGCGTTCTAACGCCATTCACTAAATTAGCTACAGTACCTGTAACCGCACTAGCGCTATTTGTAAACGAAGTTGTTATATTAGTCCATAAACTTCTAATTGTTGCGATAGAAGCTGTTGCAAAGTTAGTTAATAACGTTCTGATACTACCTACGAACGATAATGTTAATAGGCCTACAATGAATTGTACCGCGCTACTAAAAATCTGTTTAACCGCCTCCCACAAGGCCGTAAAGTCTCCGTTAATAACAGCGCTAAACAACTTGATAGCGCCGTCTATAATCCCGATTGCACCCTCTATTACATCAACAATAGCGCCCCATACGAATTTTACTACGCCTAACACGATAGGTAATACCGTCTCCACTACCGAACTAATAATATTGAATGCTGTTGTGACTATATTTATAATACGCTCTCCGTTAGATTCCCAGAATGTAACTATTTCCGTAAGTATGAACGATACGAAGTTAGAAACAGTAGTTAATACGTTAGTAATGAATGGTTCAATCTGTGTCCACACGGCTGTAGCTGTCGTGAATATTTGTTCTTGATATGTGTTAAAGGTCGATATAACGCCTTGTAAAGCGTTGTCTATAGCTGTTACTATCTGTGCCCCTATCGGTACTAAAAAGCCCGTTACAGTCCTTACAATGCTATCAAATCGCGCTTGCGTTGTGTTAGCTAAATTGTCTAATATAGTGTTAGCACTTCCGGCAAAGTTAGATACCGCTGTACTACCAGTAAATAAAGATATAGCTACGTCAGCGCCTAAGTCTTCAAACTTAGTTCCGAATAAATCTACACCGATAGAGTTTTGTAATAATGCATCGTCAATACCCGCTAGCGCTTGCCCTGTTGTTTCTGATAATTGTTGTACACTGATTTCTCCGTTTTGGAATTGTTCAAATGCTAGTTGAGCATTACCTCCTAACCTAGCGAAAGCGTCTGCTGTAGTAGTACTAGCATCTTGCGCTCTGATACCGAACTCCTTTACAATATCATTAATGTAGTCAAGGTTATATACGCCTTGTTGCGATCCGTTTATAAGGAAACCAAAAGCCTCCTCCGCGCTGTACCCATACTGTTGGAATAACGGTATATATTCCGAAATGTTATCGAACAACTCTCCACTAAAGTTTAGTCCGTTTTGCGCGCCATAAGCTAATAAATCGAATGCTTCTTGCGCTTCAATTCCGTAAGCCTTAGCTATATTAGCGCCCGCTCTAGTAACTTCATTTAAATCAGCATCAAAAGTTTGCGCTAGCCCTAAAGCCTGATTAGTGACTTCTTGTAAGTCTTCGTTATTAAGGAAGCCAATATTTTGTCTAACTTTAGATAAAGCCTCTGTAACTTCTCCTAAACTTTCGCCAAAACCTTTATTATAGATATCTCGCGCTACATTAGTTAAATCTTGCGCCCGTTCCGCCCCGATACCCAACTGATTTTGTAGCTTTACACTAGCTTGTTCGGCCTCTAGGAATTGGGCAACAGCAACAGCACCGACACCCGCAATAGCCGTTGTTAAAGCTGTAACGGCGACCGTAACAGCACCGAAAGCCGGAGACAGCTTACCCGCTTGGTTAGATAGTCTATTAAGTCCGTTTTGCGCTTGTAAGCTATCTAATAAAACGTCTATTGTTATGCTACCATTAGCCATGTCTAATCTCCTTTCAATTCATATATTTTTTTTAGTTTCCTTAGTTCTTCACGTTTTTTAGCGTTTTCGCTACCTTTAGGGAATGGGGCTTGGCGTATTTCAATCACTTTCCGAAGTTTAGTGTTTTCTGATAGTCCATTGAGCAATGAATTGAACTCGTACCAATGTAATTCGCCTTGTTCTTTAAAAAGGTTAATGCCATAATCTTGCATAAAAGAAGAGAAAATGTAATCAGAATCTTGTGAGAAGTCAAAGACTTTTTTCTTTTCTTCTTTACTACGCTTAGGCATTGGATTACCTTTTAAATCATATTCAATTTCTTGTTCTTGACCTAACAAAGCATTAAAAGCCTCGCCCCATACAACTATCAACTCCTCAAAAGGCAAGTCTGGCAACTCTTCAAATAGCATATTAAGCCCAGTAAGAACCTTTACCCCATCAGAAAGCCTGTCGTCTTTTAACATTTCGAGAATATGAAGGATGTTGTCAAATGCCATATTAACAGCGTATTCTTTGCCATTAACCTGTATCGAATCTGGTAATTTATCGAATAGCCTCATAATGTCACTTCTTCTTTTTAACGTATTCTTTCATAATAGCTTCTTGATTATTGTTATTTATTAGACCGTTCACTTCTTGAGCCCACGCCTCTAATAGTTGTCGCGCAATATCAGCTAGCGTAATAACCGAAGGGTACTCTTTGTAAATCTCTTCTCCCGTACCTTCACCTAGTGTAATGTCGAATATTTCAGTCAACCCTTCTTTCGCTTGTTCGATAGTCGCCACTTGTAATCCGCTTAATTTGCGTTGACAAGCGTCCAGGTCCTTAGCTAGTCGTTGAATATTTTCGTCTGCTGTCGAAATTTCGTATTTCAGTTTGCCAATTTCTACCGGAATAACGTGCTTAGTATTAATAACGATTTTCATATATATTAGTCTCCTTGTAATAAAAAAAGATAGAAGGTTTCCCCTCTATCTGATTTTACCATATTATTAAATTGTAGCAGGGACAATAGTTGGAATAGCGTCCCACGCAATAGCACATTCGAATGTAGCGTATTCTTCGGCTACACCACCAGTTACTTTAATACCCGTAACTGTAGCCGGACCGTATAATACACTACCGTCTGTACGAACTTGACGGAATGCGATTTTTCGATCATTACCTAGCGCAAATTCTTTATCAGAAATAAACTTCATAGCCGGGTCTTCTACATCAAACATACCTTCAAAAGTATAAATTTTAGATACACCAGTTACATCCTGAATAGCTGTCCCGTCTCCATCATAAAAAGCTGTCGTTTCTACAGTTTCATCTGAATCGTCCGTTACTGTTGTAATCCACTTTGCTAGTTCTAACGTAGCCGTGTCGGCTTCAACCGTTCCTGTTAATGGTAATTCTCCCACGAAGTAACTCGTAAGGGCGTTTTTAATACGTGCCATACTTATACAACCCCTTTATTAATAGTTAGTTTTGCTGTTGCCGATAGTTCGTAAATAAACCAACCTTGTTCATCTTTCACCACGAAGTTAGGCGGTGTATCACTTACGAAGCTATCGAATACATAACTTCCGTTGCCAGAAGGTAAATCATTTATAGTAAGCAATGAATATTGAATAGCATTCAATGCACTTACACAGTTTTGTTGCTGTTTAGATTTCGTAACAAAAGAAATGTTATAATCTTGGTCGCGTATACCATCATAAAACTTTTGCGTAATGCCTCCAGGTAAAGCTGTTACGCTTATACTTTCGGTGTCCATAAGATTACCTACGTTAGAATTAGCATATAAACCTAAAGAATTGATAAATTCGTTTAGTCGCCATAAAAAATCTAAGTTATTCACCGACTAGCCTCCAATTCTATTATTCTCAACCAGTCGTTAATATGCCGACTAGACGCACGTTGGTCCCATCTGCCTCCGGTACCAGGCTTAGTATAGTTGCTAAAGTTACCGTAATATTGATAGTTGGCATAGGGTACATTCCATACGATACTTTTGTTATCGTTCGTTATATACGATAAACGCTTTAAGTCTCCACTTAATTCTGGTACATATTGATTGGAATCAGACAATATTTGATTAGCTAAAGCGAATTGGCCACGGTCTGTTATATCTTGCAAACGTATGTTAGTCCCACTTAAATCAATCCGTACTGTCATTATACCACTTCCAACTCGTAGTGATGGATTGTATTAGATTGTGGATGGTAGCAATTAACGACTTTATTAATAACCATTTCTTTTCCGTCAAAAACAACCTTAGATTTTTCTCTGAATCTTGTTGGTAAATTTGTACTATTTAATGCATCTACGAAAACGATTCCGGCATACTTCAACGAATCTTGTGTAGCATCACTAGAGTAATTCGTTCCGTCGTCATATCGTACGTTAGAAATAGTTACTGGGTCTAAAATGATATCGTTGCCATATTCGTCTCTCATGTCAGTATAAGCCTCATATTCGATTGTATGGATTAACCATGATAAGGGTAAAGGTTTTGCTAGCATATCGTATTAACCCCTTTATATAGTAATCCTGTAGGCCCTAGAATGAATGATACATCAATAGGGACATTTCCGTATGGGCTTTTTAATCCGCCCGAAGCACTGTTGCCCTCACTCATGCTAGTTCGTCCGATAGTTACAGATTGCGCTGTTGATTCAGTAAACATTTCCGTACCGCCTTTAGAAGTGTAATAGTCCATAGTAACGGCAACCGCTCTTTTAAAAGCATCTCTACGTTGTGGATAGTCATTCTCTAAATCGACCTTTATATAGAAGTAATTCGTAATCGAATCTAAAGTAAACGAAGCGCTAGCAAGTAATGAATTGAATTTATCTAAAGGTAATGGGTTACTACTTAAATTAGAATATTCATCATAAGTTAAATACAACTTATTCACCTTCTTTTTCTGTATTTACTTTTTTAACGCGAGTTTTTTTAGGTTTCTCTACTTCTACGATTTCGTAAAAACCTTTGGCGCTATTAGCGAATCGATCGAACGTTTCAATTAGTTCTGGGTCTTCAATTTCCACTATTTCACCCTTTTTAATTAATCGACCTTGCGAAATACTATATAAATCTTGTAAGTATTTGTATTTTTTCAATAGTCACAACCCCTTGTATTTATTAGGTTTTACCCCTATTTCCATTATACACTAAAAAAAGTTTTAAAAAGTTTTAACAAAATAGTTGACGTTATATAATT